AATAAACGGTACCCATTCTTGGCTGCTCGAATACATCCAGAAATGCAAAAGCGGCGAGATCATAATCGGCCACGAACTAATGCAGATGCTGGATATCCTGCTAGCGCATTTCAGTAATCCAGAGATAAAGATTGAACTTGAGGACGCGCATAAACGAATCAAGTTCATCGAAACGAAGTGTAAGCACTTTGAAGCGCCGTTTGCCGGCAAACCATTCATCCTGGAGTTATTCCAGAAGGCATTCATCGAATCAATATACAGCTTCAAGATCTACGACGAAGAAATCGGGCGCTTCGTCCGGCTCTACCAGGATGTATTATTCCTTGTTGCTAGAAAAAATGGAAAAACACCACTCGTCTCGGCGCTTTGCCTGGCCGAGTTTTTTTGTGGGGAGATGGGTACCAGAATATTATGCTCAAGCAATGATTATGAGCAGGCGGATCTTATGTTCCAGGCGATTAACTCAATGAGAGAGCAAAGCAAATCCCTCTCGAATGTTACTAGGAGCAATATTAGAGGGATCTTCTTTGGCAATCCCAAGAAACCAAAAAAGACCGGCAAGTTTAGTTATAAAAACAAGGGACAAATCAAAAAAATATCCGCAAAGACCGGAGCCAAAGAGGGAAAGAACATAAAAGTTGGTGCCGTGGACGAAACTCACGAGCTGAAAGACAACTCTTCAATCATGCCAATCCGTCAGGCACTCTCTACCCAAGACGAACCTCTATATTTTGAACTCACGACAGAAGGCATTGTTAATGATGGGTACCTTGATGAGAGATTAATAGAAGCTCGCCAGGCTCTCGACGGTGACATTGATAGATCGCGCTGGTTGATATGGCTTTACACGCAGGATAGTGAAGCGGAAGTTTGGCAAGACGAAAAGTCCTGGATTAAAAGTAACCCGGGATTGGGCGTGATCAAAAAGCGAAGCTTCCTTCGCAAGATGATTGCCGAAGCTCAGACCAGTAAGAAGATGCGTGTTTTTGTATTGTCTAAGGATTTTAACTTAAAGCAAAATAACGCAACTGCTTGGTTAACTCCTGATGAGATTAACAATCCTGAGACTTTTGATATTGAAGACTTTAGAAACTGCTTTGGAATAGGCGCGGTTGACTTATCCAAGACCGGGGACTTTTCAAGCGCGAGGGCGCTGCTAATGAAACCGGGCAGCAGCAAGAAATACATGCTGCAAAAATACTTCATTCCTCAGTCAAAGTTAGATGCGTTATCCAAAGAGGACCGGAAGAAATATGAACAGTGGATCAGGGAAGGTCGGATAGTTGTTTCTGATGGAAACGAAAACGACTTCCGGCATGTAACAGCGTGGTTTGTCATGCTCTATAGGGACTATGGGATCCGGTTCTTCAAGGTCGGATATGACAAATGGTCGGCGGTATATTGGGTCAAGGAAATGGAAGGGGAAACACCATTTGATTGCGTTAGAGTATCGCAGGAATTTGGTAGCATGTCGCAGCCAATGAGTCTCGTCGAGGCGGACCTCAAGAGTAAACTCATTAACTATAACGATGATCCCATAGATAAGATGTGCCTTGAGAACACGGCCATGGATATGAATTCGAAAGCAGATATCAGGCCGGTTAAAGTTCAGGGCAAAGAGGACAAAAAGATTGATGGAGCCGTGACTATGATAATTGCTTATCGGATCTACATTGACAATAGAACCGAGTTCCTCGAAATGGTTAAAAGGCAGGCGGCTTAAGACAGCAGCAGTGCAACAGAATAATTAAAAGAACGGAGGTGGGCAAGTGGCATTTTTCGATTTCATTAAAAACGCATTCAACAAGGGGGTTTCGCAACTACAGCACTTCCGAATGCTCGATGGCGGCATTCCCATCTTCAGTCAATTCGGACAGAACATTTATGCTTCGGATGTGGTTCTGAATTGCATTGATATCATCGCTTCGGAAATAAGCAAACTAACTCCGCAGCACATATTTACTGGAACGAATGGGAGCCAGCAGATTCCGAAGAGCAGCATTAATCGCCTGTTCCTCAACCGGCCAAATCCATTAATGAGCACAAAAGAGTTCTTGGAAAAGATTATCTGGCTGCTCTATAACAATTACAATTGCTTTATTTATCCGGCCTACGAATTGACGACTGATGCCAGGGGCTTTACCTCGCGATACTACACCGGCTTTTATCCCCTGAACCCTTCGCGAGTAGACTTCCTGATGGATCCATCCGGTACGTTATTTTGTAAACTAACCTTCGCGGGTGGCGATAATTTTACAATTCCCTATACTGACGTAATTCATATCCGAAAGATGTACTCCTTTAATGAGATCATGGGTGGCGGGGCAAGTGGCCAACCACCAAATGAATCCTTACTTAAGATCCTGCAAATCAACGACATAGTGATGCAGGGCCTGCCAAAAGCAATTAAATCAAGCCTGAGTATTCGCGGGATAATGAAAATTAACACAATGATGGACAATGATGTGCAAAAGGCTGAACGCGAAAGGTTCGAGGCTGCCGTTAATAGCGGGCAAACCAGTATTATCCCGATGGATATCAAGGGCGAGTATATACCTGTGCCAGTGGATCCCAAGATGGTCGACAAAGATGTTATGGATTTTCTGCAGAACAATATTCTTTTTCGATACGGGGTTTCGGTACCCATCTATATTGGCGATTATTCAGATGATCAATTCCAGGCATTTTACGAAAAGACTCTGGAGTCGATCATTATTATGCTTGGCCAGGTATTTTCGTTTGGATTGTTTACGCAACGCGAGCTGGACGTTGGGAATTCAATTATTTTTTACCAGAAAGACCTCAATTATCTTAGTACCGCATCCAAATTGAATCTCATTAAGACTGTGGGTGAACAGGGATTACTTACTGACGATCAAAAGCTCGCGATCTTAGGATACCCACCATTAGTCGATGGTACGGGGAGCCGAAGGACCATGAGCCTAAACTATATTGACGTGCAACTGGCCAATCAGTACCAAATGACCAGGGCTAATGCGCCACAAATAACTACACAGGGAGGTAATACAGGTGAATAAAGACAGTAAGGGATTCCCGATTCTCGGAGAACCTGAAAAAAGAGCCTTTGCTATGCCGGATTTAAAACCGGGGGAAGAAGGCAGCGTGATAGAAGGGCATGCAGCAGTTTTTGGCCAGACAACGAATATCGCTGGCCTTTGGAAAGAGACTATCGCTCGCGGTGCTTTTGACAAATGTGACTTCACAGATGTTTTGTATTGCGTCAACCATGATACGAGGAAAATTCCACTGGCTCGGAGTCGGAATAATAACGCAAACTCTACTCTTCAATTGCAAGTAGATGACCAGGGTCTTGGAACTAGGGCTGCGCTAGATACAGAAAGAAACACCGAATCGAATGCACTATACAGCGCGGTTGAACGCGGTGACATGAATGGCATGTCCTTTATTTTTATGGTAGCTGATGACGAATGGACAGGGTGGGATACCGATATGCCATCCAGAACCATCAAGTCTATCTCCAAGGTTTACGAGGTTTCTGCTGTCTCGTTCCCGGCTTACACCGGGACTGACATATCTGCTCGCGATGCATCGGCGCTGGAGAGCGCCAAACGAACACTGGATAGTGCTCGCGCTCGCGCAGGACTGGAGAGTCCAGAAGAGCAAAGGGAAAACAATCAACTTGAATTGCTCCGANTGAGAGCACAAATNTTATTGAAAGGTTAGGGTGAAATAAATTGAAAAAGAAATTACAAGCTCGACTGGGGAAAAGAGAAGCCAGAAAAACAGAACTCTTGGCGAAGGTTTCAACCGCAACCGAAGCGGAACTAAGAAGCATGATGACCGAAATTGAAAACATCAATGATGAGATTAATGAATTACGTTCTTTGATTGAAGCATGCCCAGATGAAACCGCAGGCTTAATTCCTGGAATGACTCCACCTGCCCAAGGCCAACAACAAAGGGATGATGGCGCAGGTGCTGGCGCTCCCGGAGGCGAGCAAAGGGGAGGGCAACTTACACCGGCTCAGCTCCTCGCATCTTTTGGCTTTGGTGGCGGACAAGTCGCCGGCCAGCAACAAAGAAGCCAACTCCCCGAGGACCCTTATGGGACGATTGAATATCGGACCGCCTTCATGAAATACGCGCAATCCGGTCTAATCACTCCTGAACTTCGTA